GGCACCGTGCCGCTCTTCAGATTGGAGGCGTTCAGGTTCTGCTGCGCATAGCTCAAAGCGTCCGTGCTGGTGGCCACCAGAGGCTGGCCCGTTACAGCCGCGAGGCTCTCAAGCTGCTGATACAGCCAGGCTAGCCGCTCGTCCGTGGTCTGCTGGACCTTATTGAACTGCTCAACCGACGGCGGAACGGACCCGATGTAGGCCCAGCCGGTCTTGTATTGCAGGTCGGTAATGCCTTCAGTCAGGCCATTTTGTGCCCAGGTAGCCTTAAATAGTTCGAAGAAGGTGGGATCAGCCATAGTCAAATTCCTCGCGCCAGCACGCCGACGCCAAAGCCATAGAAACCCTGCTCCCGAAAGCCGAAAGGCTTCTCCGTTGAGCCGGTGATAAGTTGCACGCCGACGCCGGCGGCTTGCGGAACCCACTTGTAGGGGTTCGCCATAAGAGGGTCATTGGGGCCGGGTATACGGCTGACCCAGATTCGGATCTTTGCGTTGCCCGCGTTCTGCACAATCACGCGCGTCACGTCGAAGATCGGCTTCAACGAACTGGCAATCTCAGGCGCCGTGCCGTGGCCGTTGTTCAGGGCAATCTTCCAGTACAGAAGCTTGCGATACTCAGCGTCAAGCAACGTGGCGGAACCCGCCACGGGCCTTTCGTTGGCGCGGCGAAACCGGGCCTGCGCGAAGCCCCCCACATTCGGCTGCCCTTGAAATCCGAAGAACTGGATGTAGATCGCTTCATCGATCACACGCGGTAGCCCGACGATTTCGCCGATGCCGTCAAGTTGCTTTCCAACCGCCGTATCGAGCCAGCGATCTTCGTAAAGCGCCCGTAGCGCGCCCTGGAGTCCTTCGGCCGGTTTGAGTAGCGCCTTCACCAGCGCCTGCAACCGCGGCTTTTCCTGGAATTGCCCCAGCCAGTGCCCCCAGGCGACGCCGGCGTGATCTTGACGAAGGTCCATCAGATCACCTCGATTCGAGACAGGTCGAAGACTGCGACCTGGAAGTCCTGGATGCTGATGTTTGCCGCCGCGTAGTCCGAGGGCTGGGGAACGAAGGTGGGGCTGGTAGAAAACGCCAACCGAAGGTCGACCGACGCCAGGCCAGCGGTGCGAAAAATGGCACCGTACAGACGCTGCAAAATGACGTCCTCGCCGATCGTGAACGCCTCGCCAGCGGCCGCCACGTTATCTGCGATCTCCTTGAATCCACCCGGTGGAAACGCTTGCTCCGAAGGCGGGAGCAGCGTGGTCACGCAGCGCACCCACACGTAAACACGTTCCGGCCGGTCAAACCGTATGGCGTGCTCGGCCCCCTCATCGTCTTGAACCACCACCAGCTGCTGGCCGTATGTGTCGATCCCCGCCGCCACCACGCGGAAAATCGCGTTGGCAACTTCATCGTCAAGGCCTCCATCTGCGACAACGTGCACGCTATGGGGCGGACGCCCGAGCTGGTCCGCAACGTCGCCGTTGTTCATGAACACCTTCACAGTGCGCACGCCCGCCACTCGGTCCCGCACGTTGGGCGCGATGCTGGGCAGTGTCGCTGCGCCCAGCCGGAATAGTCCGGTCGGGTAGCGCGCGCGCAGCTCGGCGCCGTTCTCGGCCAGGCGGCCCGCCACGCCTGCCTGGAGGTTGGCTACTGCGCTCCAGCCGTCCACCTGAGAAACGATTCCGTCCAAGTCGCCCACCGCTGCGCCCTCCGTGGACGCCTGCAATGTCTGAGCCAGCGCGGGCGAGCCCAATCGGACCAATGCAAGCGAGGCCGACCAACTGAAGGCGGCCGGCACGCGGCCGTCGGTTTGGAGCCGCACGGCAGCACCGTCGCTCGACACATCAAGGCCGCTTGGAGAAAGCACGGCCACAAGCGCAGCAAGTACCTGCGGTAGGTTCGTGGTCGGCCCGGTGGCGTAGACGTAGGACGCGCCGTCAATGGTGACCCGGTACTCCGTGTTCGGGGCGACAGCTGGCTGCAGGGTGATATCTGCGGCCGCGCCCGGCAAGATTTGAGTCGCACCCGAGACCGCCCAAAGGTTTTGGCTTACTCGGTGGCGGATCTGCGCGCCCGCCGGCACCGTCGTGCCCGCCGAACCGTAAAGGACCACGTATGCCCGCGACGCTTCGTCGCGATACCGCGAGACGCCAGTGAAAGACACCGCTCGGTCCAACGACACACCCGTGGCGGAACCCGGGTACATGGCGTAATACACGCCCTCGGCCTGTTCCCACAAGGCCGCTTCACGTTCGGCGAAGGTGTCGATCAAAAGCCCCATCACACTGTCGGGGCGGGTTTCGACCGTCCCGCCAAAACCGGCGGCTTGCATTCGTGCGCGCAGATCAGCCACGATCTCTTGCCGGATTTCGGGCAGCCGCGGGCGTACGAACCCGTCCGGCGTTACACCGTAGGCCATAGATACCTCGATAGAAATGGTTTAGGGGGTGCCCAGCTCGACAACCCGCTGTAGTCGCCCCTCGGTCGTGTCGGCATCAAAGGCGACACGCAGAATGCGCAGCTGCCGTTCGATCTGGAGGTCCAAGGCGCGCACCCTCTGCACGCCGGGCACCGCACCGATTCGGGCGCGAAGGATTCCTTCGATACTCGCGCGGTCGGGCGCCTTGACCAGAATGTCCTCCAGGTACGGAACCCCGAACGTCGTATCAAGAAACCACTCGCCCAAGAAGGCCAGCAGCGTCACCTTTACCTGTTGCGCGACGCGCTCGGCGCCATCCAGCAAGGTCGCGCGGCCAAGCAGATCCAAATCCAGATCGTGCCCGGTAGATAGCGCAAGATCGAGTGCCATCAGACTGGGTTCTCCGTAATGCCACCCGCGTAGGCGTGGCGATGGGTGTCGCCGATGTTCTTGCCGTTGTGCGTAATGGCGCCGCCCTCGTAGGCCACGCCGCCCCGGATGCGCATAGACGCGCCGCCTTCGCCACCCTCGCCCGCCATGCCCTGCGTGTAGAGCAGCGGGCCGTTAACCGTCAACGGCGTATTGAAAGTCGTCTGATCAGCCTGCACTGTCCAAGTCTTGACCTGAAACGTTAAGTCGCCGGAGGGCGATATTTTCATGGTCGCCGGTCCGTACTGAATGCTGACGTTTTCTGTGTCGGCCGCCATCGTGCCAGGCCGCACCATTGGCGAGGCAAAGGCGTCCGACAGATCAAACTGTCGGGGATCGTCCGGTGGCCCGTTGTCGCCTGCCAACCAGCCCTCCAGCGCACGGGCCGAAAACGACAGCTTCACCGCGTCACCCGGCTTAAGTGGCACCGAGATGAGCGCCCGCGCGCCGTTCACATCGCCCACGGGCCAGCACACCGGCACGCGGACGATCTGAGGCGGCGCCAGGGCCTCGCCGTTGGCCAGGCGCTTGGCCAGCGCCGGCCGCACCGTCACGAACGTACCATCGTAGGCAACCACCTCGCCCGGCAGGGTGGTGTACACATCGGCCAGCTCAGACGCGATCACGGCGCGCATTATCTTGACCATATTGCTCATGACGTACCCTTCTTCTTCGGCGGCGCCGACCGGTCCACAAGCTCCAGCTCGGTCTGCCAATCGCCGCCCTCGCTATCGCCCGTGTGGCGCACGGCCTCCACCCGCTGGAATGACTCCACCGACCGGCTCTCCAGCTTCACCAGGTCGCCGGGGTTGATCGTCGGGAGAAGTAAGGACGTCACCCTCCAGCCATCACGCTGCTGCCGCGCGCTGACCAAATTGACGTCGTCGCCGGTCGTCTTGTCCTTGACCTTCGCCTTTTCGCGCGCGGCTTCGCGCGTGCGTTCTGGATAGCCCAGCATGCCCGTGTCGGCCGCCAGCACCACTGCCTGGCGCCGTGTCGTTCCCCGGCGCTGAACCACCTGCAGCTGCTGATTCTGAATCGACCATTCCAGGCCCGTGCCCTGCGTGACCTTGTGCAGCGCGGTGCGCGCAGCGCCATAGAATGAGAACCCCTGCTGCCAGCGCCGATCAGGCACGTCGTCGGCCATGACCAGGGGCAGGCCCATCTGGCGGGCAATGTCCCGGATGATGGCGCTAGCCTGGGCGCCAGGCCCCTGGCCAATAGAAATGGCCGTATCCCGAACTTCCGTAAAGCCGTCCTTAACAATCAACTCCGTCACAACGTCGGGCTGTTCGAATTTCGTGTACGCAAAGACCACGCTGCCCGAGGCCATCAACAGCGGTCCCGCCTCTTCTGCGTAGCCTGCGTACAACACGCAACGAAGGTCCGGCTCTTCCAGCGCTTTGCGAGTGGCGGCGGCCAGGTTGTAGATGCGGATGGTGTGGTCATTCGGCTCCTCGTCGGCGTCCTTCGCAATGTCGAAGGTCATTCGAATGGGGGGCAGTATTTCCACCCCTTTGGCGCCGCCCTTGCCCACCAGCAAACGATAGACCCTGTCAAACCTGGCCATCTGCGATTTCCTCCGCGTTGACGTACAGCAGTGCAACTTCTCCGGCGGGCAACGCCGCCCGGCTTACCGTGTCGCGCCGGTCCGGCGCCAACGCCACCAGCTCGCCCGCCGGCACGTCCAAATGTCGATAGCCGGCGAGTAGTGGCGTGTCGGGCACCACGCAAATGCCCGCCACGATCAGTTCGTTGTATGCGTTCTCGATCGACAGCGCCCACAACTCAGCCTCGCTATTCCACGACAAGCGCACGAAATAGGTCATGCCGTCCAGTTCCACCTCGGTAAGGCTGTCATTCGCGTCCAGCACAGGGATAACTATCAATTTCCCCACCCCGTCATCTTGCTGAGATCCGTCTTTTGCTTTGGCGTCGCCTCGACACCGTTGGTCTTACCGGCGTTGGTTTTGGTTTGCCCCGCCTTGCCGCTGGCGCTTCCTGTCGTCTTCTCCGGAGGGATGTCGGCTTGCCGCAGCGTGACCTTGCGAATTCGCTTGAAGTCGGCCGATATTTCGAAGCGGTCCCCCCCTTCGTTGGACCGGCCGATTTCGCAGCGCTCCATGACGAAGTCCATATACACATCCAGGCCTGTCGTCACGGTGATAGGCAGCCGATCCGTGTGAATCTTGCGCAGTGCTTCCTTTGCGCCGATGAGTTTCGAACGACCAGCCCCTCCGGTAAGACTCCCGAGCATCCCGCCGCCACGAAGCGCGCTGCCAGCCCCCGCCACCAGCCCCCCGAGTAGGGAGACCTCCGCCGCCGTGACCCAGCCGTCCAAGGTCAACACTTCGGATTCCTGCACCACGTGGTCGGTTACCGGCGGGCCATCCTCCACGGCGTACTCGGTTGCACGGCTGTTGAGCGACGTCTTCTCGCTTACCAGCGCGTCAAGGGGCACCGTGCCAATGCTGGTGCCGCCATTCCACCCGAAAATCATTGCCACAAAGCTCATACCCGTCCCCTTCGTTACCTGCTGTCTTCGACGCCCGTGACAAAAAAGCGCTCCATCGCGTCGACAGTGCGTTGCCGCCCGGTGGCCATCCCGCGTTGCGTGGCGGCCGCGACCGAATCAGGGTTTGAATTCGGGGCATGGACCGTAATCTCGGTATGGTTTTCAACCTTGACGGGGCCACGCCCGCCGGGTGCGCCGGCTTGGGTCACCGAGCCGCCCGATACAAACGGCATGGGCTGCCCACTGATGATTGCCCGCATCGCCGGCCTATCAGCCAGCGCAGGCCCGCGCTTTGGCGAGGTCATGATTGCCATGGTCTCCTCGTCAGGCCCATCGGGAACGAGGCCCTTGAACCAATTCTTGGCCTTCTCAACCTTGTCCGAGATCCAAGTTTGGATAGCGGTGCCGATTTCCTTAATCTTGGCGATCATCCGCTCGCCCATGTCAGAGAAGAACTTTCCGAGACCCTCGAAAGCGTCACGCCAATGCTTGACGGCGCCGTCCCAATCGCCTTTGAACATGGCGATAACGCCAAGCACAATGCGCTTCCAGAACTCCCAGATCGCCTCGATGTATTCGAGGACGGGACCGAAGAACGAGCCATCCGCAGCCTGACGCAGACGTTCCCAGCTGTTCGCCAGGAAGGTGTTGATTTCGTCCCAATAGTCCCAGATCAACAGCAAACCGGTCAGGATCAAACCGAAGACGCGTGCATACGGATTTGCCATGACCGCCCGCCACAGCAGCGGAATTGCGGTCCTGGCCAGGAACATGATCAATCCCCGAATAGGAGCGAGAATTTTCCAAAGGCCATACACCAGGACGGAGATAGTCCCCCACTTCTTAATCCAAGGCCCAAGCTCTTGGCCAGCGCCGCCGAGCAGGTCCTTGACGTAGATGAGCGCGCCCTTCACCGCGTCGATCTCGTCTCGCCATTCCTCCACGCGGCCGATCAGCTCGCCCGTTACCGAGACGTCGCCACGAAGCCATCCAGCGATGTCGTCGCCTATCAAATAAATGGTGGTGAGGATGGCCGCCATGCGCAGCAACGGGGCCAGCGTCCGACGCCACAAGGCAAGCATCCGCAAGGCGCCAGCAGGACCGCGACGCAAGGCCATGGCGCTATCAAGTCTTAACGCTGCGCGCGCAGCGCCAATCAACGACCGCGTCAGGCCGCCAGATTGGAACGTAGCCAAGCGCAGCCACCCAAGCAGCTTCACCAAGCCCCAGGACGCGCCCGTCAACGCCAAGACCTTGACCAGCGTGGCAATGTTGTCGGCCATGAACTCGATCGACTTGGTAACACCGAGAACCACAGTGCGCCCCGCGGTCAGCGTCTTGCCAAAGAAGCGCTGGAAGGCGTCATTCCATACCGTCATCGCGTCTGCGACAGTGACGGGCATGCTCTCGGCCTCGACACGCATCTTGGCCAATTGAGACTGCAGCGCGGGTAGGAAGCGGTCCGTGGTGACCTTGCCCGCTTTCACTTGTTCAAGAAGTTTGTCCGTCGTAATTTTGAGGCCATCAGCCAAAGCCACCTGCAAGCGGGGAGCCGCACGCATGAGCGTGCCGTACTCGTCCATGCCCATCTTGCCCTGCATGATGGCTTTAGTCAGGGACGAAATGACGGATTCCTGGTCTTGCGCCTTGGTGCTGGATAGCGCCATGCCCAGAGACAGGCTCTCGGTCACGTCCACCGTGTCTTGCGTCGTCTTGCCAAGATCGGCCATCGTGCGCCGCGTGCGCACAAACAGCTCCGCGTTGGAGGCATAGGACTTGTATGACACGCGCGAGATCCGCGCCAGATCCTTGTCGACCTCGGCGTACTCCTGCGCCGTGCTGGTCGCCTGCCGCATCCGCGCTTCCATCTGGCCCCAGGCGTCGATATCACCAAAGATGCGTTTGACCAAAGAAACGCCCAGCACGGCGCCGATGATCCCGCGCAATCCAGAGAATGCGCTTTGCTGCTCCTTGATTGCGCGCACGCCTTGCCACTGTGACCTCGTCAAGCGGTCCTGTGCCTGCCGCGCGTCCTGGATTCCGAGGCGAATCCCTTGCCACGTGCCGATGCCGACCTCGCGCACAGTGTGCAAGCCGCCCCGGACCCGCCCTAGGAGCCCGTTGTAGGCTCCCTGAATTTGCGAGAACTTGCCGCGCGCGCCCGCCACATCAACAGGAAAGGAGACGGGCCGCCTGCGTTCCGCGGTTACCACCGGCCTGCGTGGCGCCACCGGCGCCGGCTGGGGCAACTCCATAGGCGAGGGAGCCGCGGGGACAACGGGCGCGGGCACCGGCGCCGGCGGCAAGCGTTGGGGCAACACCCCCGGCCGAGTGGCCTCATCGACGTTCGGAGTGTGTGAAGCCGGCGGCCGCTGGGGCGCAACAGGCACCGGCATAGGTTGAGGTGCCCAAGCGCTTGGATGCACACCGACGCCCACTGCAACCTGCCGCATGGCCTGGACAGTCTTCGCGCTGGCCGCGCCCATCGCTGCCTGTGCCGCCTGATAGGCCTGCTGATACTTCTTCAGCCCGGACTCATCCACCTCGTAACGCAGCAGCGTCACCAGTTCGCGTACCGTAGTCATCGCTATCCCATTTTCCTTTGCGACGCCGCCTGCGCGGCCTCCTGCGCGTCCATCAGCGCGTTCAGCTTCAAGATATCCAGGAGATCAACGTCGCCGCGCTTGACGGCGTCCAGGCTGACGTGGCGGGCCAAAATGGGCCGCCAGATGATCAGCTCTCGTTCGAAGCCTGCGTCAAACCGCCCGACAGGCTCGCCAGCTTCGCGCGGGCCGGACCAAAGCGGCCGGCCCAACGCGCCAAAGGGCCGGCGAAGTTGTGCTCAAGGATGTGAAACAGCAACTCCAGGATTTCCGAAAAATCGGAAAAGGCCATCCCGCGATGGGCGGGCGTCAGCTTCTGCGGATCGCGGCCGGCCAGCTCGAACGTGACTAGTTCGGCGTCAATCAGACGGTCCGCCCAGCCCGCCAGCGCGTCGCCGCCCAGCCGTACCGACAGATCTCGAAACGCCTGCAGCATGGCTTGCTCGTCCTTGGCTTGCGCTTCACCCTCGCCGCCGAACACTGCCGCCAGCATCGAACCCGCCGCCGGCAGTACTTCCTTTTGCAGGTCGCCCAGCAGCTTCAGTTGGCGGAACGGATCAAATCGAGAAATGCGAAAGATCGTGGTGCCGATCGTGACTTGCTTGGTGGCGCTCATTAGGTGTTACCCCCCACAACGTTGATCGACGGTCCGGTTTCAATCGTCCACTCACGATTGCCAACCTTGGCGCCGTATCCGGCGTCCGGCATCTTCACGACCCAGGCCGAATCCGAGGCGTGCAGCGAAGTGCCGCGCAGATCGGTGATGGCCACCGGCACAGCGCCGTTGCCATCCGTCGATTTGTCGGCCTGGTGCAAGGCCGTCAGCGCCGCATTGCTGGCGCTGGTTTGCATCAGCGTGACGGTGATGCGCAAGCGGGAGTCCCGCGACATGGAACGGGCCACCTCGCCGTCGACGCCGGCGACGGACGAAATACCCTCGCCGATTTCAGTCACCGTCACAAAGGTGTCTTCGGCCAGGCCCGACAGGGGCAAAGCCCCCATGACAATCTTCACCTGATTCGGTGCGTAGGTTTTAACGGACATGCTTATGCACCCCGATTACAGTTGTTGATAGGTCAGGTTGCCTTTGATTTCGGCAACATGGATTGCGCCAGCCAGGCGGGCACTGAATTTCAGGTCCCGCAAGATCCGGTTCGCTTTGTCGTTCGACGAAATGCTGGCCGCGCGCGGCACAGTGATGACAAAGCCCGGAATCTTCCGGCCCGCGTCGTCGATTTCATCCGGCGCGATCAGCCCTCGGCTCTGACCCAGCATCAACGCCTGCCGGATTCCGTTCACGATGACCTGAATGCCCGCGTCGGTGTACGGCACCTTGCCGTCAGCGTTGATCAGCTGCGAGGCAACGTTGATCTTGACCTGCTCGGCCAGCCAGTCACGGCCACGAATGACGTCGATCCATTCGCCCGCCGCGACCTTGCCATTTTGCGTAACGGCGAAATTGCGCATCTGCTCGAAGGTGTTGGCGTTCTTGGCGTGCGCGGCCAGCGCTTGGCCTTCGGCCAGGTTGTCATAGGTGACGCCCGCCAGACGCGCGTTCGCCCAGGTTTCACCGCCGGGGTAATACGTGAAGCGATTGGCGGCTATCGCTGCCTCAAGCGCCTCGGTGCGCGCCTGGCCGTGATACCAGACGTGCGTGCGGAAGTACTGCTTTTGCTGGCACTTGGAGGCGATATCGTTGGACACGGCGGCGTCGATGATGCCGGCCTGGTCGCTGGAGACGCCGAACAGCCGTTCGTTGGACTCGACCCACTCGGCGGCATCCAGCACGTCGGACTCGACGCGGCTGGCCAGCGCCACTCCGTACCAGTCCGCGCTCTCACGCAAGCAGGCATTCAGCGCCGCCGACGGCGTCTCGGTGCTGGTGGGCGCCGCCAGATGCAAGTTGCCCTTCACGGCCACCGAAACGGCCTGGCCCGTCTCATTCGCGGTGACGGAGATCTCCGCCCCAACGGCGACCGCCGTGACCGGTGCGCCCGCCGCAGTGATTGCGGCAACCAGCGCCGTCGCGATAGTTTGCGGCGTGCTGTTCGCTTCGCCGGCCACGCTTGCCTGGGCGGTCTTGATGTCGCCCACGGCGTCGCGCCAAGTCAAAGCGACCGAATAGTCCGACAGCGATGCGGTGGCCACGGTGAACCGGGAAGTGTCCACTTGGCGGCGGCCGACAAATACGCGGGTCACCGTGGGGATTTGCTTGAAGGCATCGCGCACGGCGACATAAAGCGGATCATTCTGGGCAATACCCAGGTCCAGCAGTTCGCCGGGCTCGGTCACCACCATGATGCGGTTGACACCCAGCGCGTGGGCGCCCAGGACGAGAAGGTCAGAGAAGCTCTGTTCCTTGATCGCCGTGGTGTTCAGGGAGATCGCCACGTTGACGATCCGGTCGATTTTTGCCATGTGCGGCTCCAATGAAAAAAGCCGCCAGGAGGCGGCCAGATGGCGATTGCGCGTCGCGGCCGCTATGGCGCGGGCACGACAGTCGCGGTAAAGGGGGTTTCGATGCCCGGCTTCAGTCCGCCGGACGTTGTCACCGTGCCGGTGACGGTTTCGATGATGCCAACCAACTCGGAATGAACACGGGTGTATCGGATTCCAAGCTCCAGCATGCCGCGGCGCTCGAAGTGCACGGTGTCGCGCATGACTGGAATGTTCTGCAGGCGCCCGATCTCAAATAGGGCAAGGCCCAACGCCTCAGCCCGGTCTTCATACACGGGGTGTCGAAGTCTCAGCGCCAGTTCGTCCAGCGCGTCGTAGGCCGCGGCTCGGAAGCTTTGCAGCTCGACCACAGCATCGTCGTGGTGATGCACTTGCTGGGCGCCCTCACCGTCCACCCTCCCCGCCTCGGCGCCGCTGACCTTGGACCAGCGCACAGCCAGCATGATGTACGGCCCTTCCGGCCGTGGACCGTTGTCGTCGGCAAAGATCACCGGCATACCGCCCGCGGCGGCCTCGATCAGTTCGAAAATCGCGTCTTCGGGGTTCATGGCCGTCCAAAAATTAATAGAGCATCGATGGGGCTATCGGCCACTCCACGCCTACGCGCGCGCCGACTCGATGCCGCCCTACCCGGTAGCCTGGAATGCCCAGCCGGGCCTGGGGAGTCCTCCGGACGATTAGCCCCGTCCGGCCCCGGACCAGGCGGCCGGGAATCCTTGGGCTTACTGCATTTCAGAGGCGGCCAGCAGCACGGCCAGGTATCGGTAGTGCGGAATCACACCCGACTGCCAGGGCGCCACGCCCACCAGCAGGTACTCGCCCGCAAGCGGTCCCGCGCCCCAAATCAGGCGGTCGCCGTTCGTCCAATCCTGACCGGCCACATCCAGCACCTCGGACGTGTAGATTCGGACGGCGGCGCGCACGCGGCGTCCTTCCGGGTTCGCCTGCAACTGGTCGTAGTCGCCCGTCTTGGCGGGCTGCACCGAGGCCAGGATCGTTTTGTCCGGACCGGGTTCGCCCTCTATCCAGTGGCCACGCTCACGGCGGCCAGGGAGCCGCGTCCGGATCACGTGGGGTTTTCGAAAGCTCATTTGCCCACCTTTTCGTACCTGATCGCGTTGACCATCAAGCCGTCATCAATCAGAGGCACATCGCTGCCTTTCTTGGCGATGGTTGATTCTGCATTTCGTTTGGCCCATTTCTTCGACTGCTGCACATGCGCCTTCTGGTGCTTCTCCACGAAGGCGCCCAACTGGTCCAACCCCGCGTCAGCGCCAATTCGTCCCTCCTGCACAGCGCTGGCCAGACGATCCATAGCCGTGCCAAGCGCCTCCTCGTTCTTCTCAACGAAATCCCGCATGAAAGGGCGCGGGGGTACCGTCTCGGTGCCAAATTCGTTGAAGATGGCAATGTCCAACAGGTCCGCGCCCGTCTCCGGGTCCTTTCCTGCGTTCGCCTGGATTCCGAATTTCACACCGCGTCCATGGATCGCCTTGGCCAGGCGAACGTGGGCGGCCAGGCCCCGATCGATAGATTTAGCAGCCACGGGGCGTACTCCTAACGGTCGAAGCGCCAACGCCACATATGCGCGCCAAACGCTCGTATCGTCCGTAGAACCCTGCGGGATCTTCCGCGCCCGCGACTTGGCCGTACGTGCGCTGCAGGTCGCCCTCCTTTTCGCTGACGACGCCGGGCTTGGCCAACACGCCGTCATCTTCCGCGGCGCGCTGCTGCTTGATCCCGTACAGCAGCCAGGCCGCGTACCACAGTTGCGCCTCGTCCCGCTTTTTCTCAGGCAGGCACGCCGGCCGGTAATCCGCAGCCATGGCCAGAGCCCGCTCCTTGTCAGCGGGCGCCATGGAGGCCACGGCCGGCGCCAGGAAGTCCAGATCGTCGACAGTGGCCGCCATGATTACTGCTCCGCGCTGGCTTTCAAGGCTTCGTAGAGGCCCTGCAGTTCGGCCTTGTTGGCCGATGCGCCGTACTGAGCGCCCTTCTCGTCCAGCCAGGCCTTCAGCTCATTGACCGTGGACGGTTCCTTAGCGCCGTCTGCGTCATCCGCGGCTTTGCCACCCTTCTTGGTCTCGGGCAGGTCATCCGTCGGCGCCTCGGCTTCGACCAGCATGCCGCGCTTGATCAGATCCTGCACGCCGCGGATCTCCGGGTCGACCTTCGCCGTCTTCGTCGGGGCGATCACGGTGTGACCCCCGATGTTGATGACGGCCTTAGTTGCATTGGTGTAGTACGGCATCAGATTTCCCCCTTCGCCATCGAGAGCGGGTAGTACACGACCACCCCGCCGGCACGCGCCAAGCAGGGGACCACCAGCTCAAGGCCGCGCGCCTGCGCTGCCAGCTGGTTGAACGGCATGGGAAGCTCCATGGACAGGTTTTCCTCGCTGTATTCGTACGCGAGGATCAAGTCCTTGCCGCCCGCGCCGGCGCCCTTGAACTCGGCGGCGCCCAAGATTTGCAGACCGGGGTGCTTGTCTTGGAAAAACTGACCCACGGTCTTGCCACCAGAGTCCGGCACGCGCTTCGAAAAGATCTTGCTGCGCTGCTCAGTCGGCATGGCGATGCGCGTCGGCTTGTGCACGTCCTTGGATTGATTGGGCACCGCGTCATGAATCATGTCCAAATCAGCCAGCATCTGATCAGCGGTGGTGTTCGGATTCAGCCAGTCACCGTTCAGACCAACCACGAGCGGCACGTTCGGATGGTTTACCAGGCCATACAGACCAAACTTCGTGTCGCCGATAAGCGCCATCTTGTTCAGCTTGATTTCGACGGCCTTGCGGGCCGCCATCGACTTGCGCGTGGGCAAATCGGTGCGGTTAGCGGCCGCCGCCTTCAGCTCCGCAATGCTGTAGCCGTACGCATTGCCAATCGGTTTAACCATCCCGACCTTTTCTTCGCCTTTCACGTCGGCCCGCGGGAGGTCCGCCGCATAGTTCGCGACGATCTGGGCCATGCCCACTTCATCGAACATGGTGTACGTGAAGGTCTCGGCCCATTCCGGCACTTCGGTGGAGATCGGCACCAGCTGCAGGCCGATCATGGGCGGCAGCTTCTTGTCATAGGTCCGCGTCTTGACGTAGTCAAGCTGGCGGGCGGTGTAGAGGCCTTCGTCCTCGCGCATGCCGGCCAGCGCCACGACGATAGTCTTAACGGCCGGCAGATCGGCCTCGTCGTAATGCTCGTGTTTGTCCATGGTGTTCCCAATGAAAAAGGCCCCTTCCGGGGCCTTGGGTTAATTGATTGTGGCTGCCGGTCAGGCGGCCGCGGGCGCGACGGCAAACGGCGCGTGCAGTTCGATCAGCGCAATCTTGCCGCCAGAGACCTCGACGGCGCCCGAGCGAAAGACCGCGTTCGGAACCGTGGTGGCGCCGGTGTCCGACACGGTGCCGTCGGCGGCACACTTCACGGGGCCATCCTTCGTCACTGCGCCGCCGGTGGTGACCAGCGCCCACGCACGGCGCACACGCATCACGCTGACGGCGTCGAACTCGCGGTAACCGCCTTCCCGCGGAATGGTGTGCGTGTGCAGCGCCAGGCCGCGAATGCGCGTGCCAGGGCCGGCGACGATGCGGTCGTCGGTGGTGTCGCCCACGAACACGCCAGGACGGATGTTGCCAGCGGCGGCGTAGGTCTCCACGTCGTCATAGCCCAGGTCGGCCTTCATGCCGGCGTAGGCGACGTCCATGCGGTCGTCATATACGGGGGGCATCATTCGCCTCCTTTTTTCAGGTTGGAAAGGTATGCCGATCGCGCGCCGCGCGAGGAAGTCGGCTGTTCGGCGCCGTCGGCGCGCTGGCTGGCTGCCGCCGGCGACTTCTGGGGGCCGCCCATCTGCTGACGTTGCTGCGCCAGGGCGTCCTGGCGGGCCTGGGCATCGGTCACGGCCAGGTCGAAAGCCGCCTCCACGTAACCATCGGACTTGCCCGCCAGGTCGAAAGAATCGCCGCGGACGGCCTTGATGACGCCCTCGCGCAGCGCGCGGTCTGCGGTATCGGCCTTGAATTCCACCTTGTGCTGCGTGGCAGCGGCTTCCAGTTTCACGCGGGCCAGCGCGGCGCTGTGGGCGTCTTGGCGAGCCTTCGCAATGTCGCCCTCTGCCTTGTCAGCACGCGCCTTCTCAGAGTCGGCGCGGGCCGCCTCGGTGTCCGCCTTGCTGCTGGCGGCCGTCACCGCTGCGCGCAGCCGCTCCAGCTCGTTCGCCACTTCCGGAGCCGCGTCATACGACAGGCCGGAATCGAGGCGGATTTTGACCATGGTCATGTCATTCTCCTCTTCGGTTTTCGTTACGGCGTCTGCCGCGTCAAGATTGAGCCGCGCGTTGCCGGCGCGACCGCGTTTCACCACCGCCAGGTGGTTGTATCGGATGTTTCGCTGGACGGCGTCGTACCGCTCGCCCTCGGGCGAGACGCCCGGCGTCTCGTCCAGCTCAAGCTCGTAGCCCAGCGACAGTTCCTTGTTGCCAGCATCGACCGGTCCGGTGTCGAAGATATGGATGTCCCCGACCATGTTCTCGGCGCCGTCCTGGCGGCCTCCGGACAGCGCCGTGCCGATCATGTGCTGACGCACGTTCTTGGACGTCACCTTTCCCGGATGGCCGTCCGTTACCGGCTTGCCGCGCAAACTCGCCATCGAGTCGGCGTTGAACACCTCGTCGGGCGGCCGATACTCGCGGCGCAGGCGGCCGGCACCGTCGCGGTACTCGAAAACGCCGGTCCGCGTCAGCACCGGCGTATCGGTCAGGTAGCCCTCGTCCGTTCGGGTCGCCTTCAACGGCACCCGGTCAAATCGCATCACCATGATTTTTCTCTCAGTGGACGATCAACGCGTCCAGGTCATCAAACAGCGGCAGCTTCGGCTCCGCCCAGCACCGGCAGCGGACGGGCTTGCCCGGATGGCCGTCGGGCGGCGGCTTGTCCCATTCGAACTCCTGCCCTTCCCGCTCGACGTGTTCGTCGCGTTCGCGTTCGTCCAAGACGCCGCGCCACAGGTATTTCTTGACGCCGATATTGGTCTGGCGGTATTCGGTCAGGTCACCGTTCAGTTTGCCGATCTGGTCGCGGGCGATCAGTTCGGCACGCTTGCGAGGCAGGTTGTACGTCTCCCGGATCTGCTTGGTCATGTCGCGCAGCGACGTGCCATTGCGCACCGCGGCCACCACGCGCCCGTGCAACGTGTCCAGGTACTGCTCGGGGATCGACTTGATTAGGCCGATGTTCTCGGCCTCCCAGGGCCGCAGGACCCTGGCCAGGCCGGGCTCCGACTTAAAGACGTCGACGCCATAGGCGCGGCGCAGCAGGCGGTGGAACTGGTCCCGGTTGTATTTTTCGACACGCTTGGCCACCAGCCCGACCAACCCTTCGGCCTGGCCATCCGCCACGGTCGCCGCGCCGAGCGCCTCCATAAAGGCGCGCCGCAATGATTCAAACCAACCCTCGTCGCCTTCCGGGGTGTTGCGCAGGTCGTCCTGGCGCAGCACCAGGTCCAGCACCGGTATGACGTGCCGCTCAACCGCCAGGATGGCGGCTTCCGCTTGGGTGCGCAGCGCGCGCAGATAATCGCGCTCGTCACCCTGCGGGTAACGCCACTGCTTAGGTGGCCGCGGCGTACGACGTGGCCGACTCGCCGCCGGCGTCGGGGATGAGGCCATAGAGTCCTTCCTGCTTCATGTACCGGTATGCCTCGTCCGTGCTGAGTCCGTTGTCCACAGCGGCCCCCAGCGCGTCCATTTCCCGGGCCTGTGCCTCCGCGTTCGCCTTGCGGATATCAGCGTCTTCCTTCGCGGTCGGCGGCTTCAAGGCCGGCCAGGTTATTGACCAGGCCTCGCCCTGCCCTTCGCCGCTGCCGGCCAAACTGCGCTGCGCGCGAATCAGCGAAACCAGGCGCTCCAGCGCCGGGTTTACCTTCACTGCCCGGCCCATTGCAACCGAGGTGTAAAAGCCCTCCAGATCTCCGTCGCCGGTCGCGTTCAACCCCGCGGCCGAGCGTCCGAAAAGCTGGGTCACGGGGTATCCAGCCTCTGCCGCCACGCTGATCTGGAATTCGGCCAATGTGTCCTTGACGCCACCCATGTCGGAACTCAGGATCTGATAGTCGTCCTCCGAGTCCACGGCCACGCCGTTGAGCGCATTGCGCACGGCGTCGACCATCTCCACCCGTTTCCGAATGGCCGCCTCCATTTCATGCTCGATGGCCTCGGCCAGTCCCTTCATCTTGTGCACGGCCTGCTGCTTTTTCTCCAACAATCGCAGCGCCCAGTGCAACCCCGAGCTGTAGCGCCGAATGGCGCGAAACGCCCGAGTCACTGCCGGCCGCCCTGCCCACGGGATACCTTTGCGGTTGAGCCTCGCCGGCAGCGGGTCACCAGGCACCTCAATCAGCCGGCTTTCATGTACGAAGAACTCGGCCGCGACTGCGCCCGGCGTCTGCGTCCTTACCCGGTACAGCTCGGGCATTCCGAAATTCGCCTCGTTCGGATCGGAATAGCGCTTTTCGGTGGCTGAGACGTCGTCCACCGTGAAAACCTTCAGTTCCTCGATGCGATCCAGCTCTGCCAAGTTCAGCGGCTCGCGCAGCGCGCGCCCATCCTTCGCGATGAGAACGATTGCGCCGCCGCCTGTGAGGCGCGCCCAGCGCCACGCATCTGCAAGCGCAGGCAGCGCCTTAAGACGATCAAGCTCGGCCCTCACCCGGTTATCGCCGACGATCTCCACGCCACGCGATATTGCCGTGTCCGGGATCATGTCCACAACGCGCGCCGGCAATCCGCCTTCGGCATACATCGCCATATCGTCCAGCGCGCCGAGGCTGTCTGCCGAAGAACCGAGCAGGGCCTGGCCCAGCACCGCGCTCAGGTAGCCGTCTTGGTTCATCATTTGCTTGCCAGCGCTTTGAAGCGCCCCAGGTTGCTGCCCGCCGTGGCGAGCATGTCGTTAATGGCGTCGACCAAGGGGTCGACCTGGTCGTCGTGCGCGTGTGTGTCATCAGCGGTAAAGGCCTCGCACTCGGTCACGAAGTCGGCCACCCAGGGCGCATCCTCCGGGATGCACACCAGGCCCGCCTCGATGTAGCTCTGCACGTCCATGAGCCGCGTGAGCTTGTCCTTGTCGCGCTCTACCCCCTTGACGGGGATCTTTCCGTCGGCGCCGATATCCTGGATCAAGCCGGTACCGCTGGACTTGTCCTCGATGAGCAACTGCCGCAGCGGCGCCGACAGCTTCGGGTTGAACGGCTTGTTCTTGGCCCAGAAGTCCACGGCGCGGCGCTTGAGCTCGGGCGCCTGCCATTTCCCGCGCAGCAGGTCCAGCAGGTAAATCTTGCCGTCGTCGCCCAGGCCCCAGCATTCGAATACGCTGTAGTCGTTGCGCTCGGCCGTCTTCTGGGCGGTATCCGCGAACACCTTGCGCGAGACGATCCTCGGCGGCACCACATAACGCCCGAACCACGCGCCCTTGATCAGGTCGCCGCCCAGCGGCGCCGGACGCTGCTGATATTGCGCCGAGAACACGTAGCGGCTGACCCGCGCGCCCTCCTGGTCGGCGCCTGCACCGGCTTCCATGGCGAGCAATTCGGCCAGCGGCTCCTTGTACGGCCAGTAGCTGAAACGCCCCTTTTCGTCCCGAACGCTGCTGTCGATCTTCGCCTGAACGGACGCCGGCAGGCCTGCGACGTAGGCGTCATCGATCAGCGCAGGGATGACGACCTGTTCCCAGTCCGACCCAAGGTTGCCGGCCTCAATGAAACCGGTGACGTCCTCTTGCGCCAGGCGCTGCATGATCACGATGATCGGCGTGTCGGGGTTTGCCCGACGGCTTTTCACCGTGGCGATCAGGTCGCGGTTTGCTTTGGCACGGCGCGGCTTGCTATAAGCGTCGCCAACCTTGAGCGGGTCATCGATGACGATGGCGCCCTGCCACCCGTCCGCCATATGGCCGGCCCGGAAGCCGGTGATCTGGCCGCCGAGCGAAACCGCGTAGACGCCGCCAGCCTTTCGGCCGTCGACCTCGATATTCCAACGCTTCTTGCTCTTGGCGTCCGCCGCAACTTTCAGCGGCCACAACTCCTGAAACTCGTCTGACTGGACCAGCTCCTTCGCGGTCTGCGAATTCAGCAGCGCCAGGTCGTCGGAATAGCTGATGTGCAGGAACCGGGCGCGCGGGTTCAGCGCCAGGCCGCGGGCCATCAGGTTGATGGCGACGAGCTCGGTCTTCGACGAACCCGGGGGCACGTTAATGACCAGGTTCTTGATGCGGCCGTCGATGACCGCCTGCACCTTCTCCGCGATCAGTTCATGGTGCCAGTTGACCCGGAACTTGATGGCCTGGCGGTGCTTGAAAAAGTACCGGCTGAAGAACAGGTGATCCTGCTCGCACATGGCCTTTGCCGTGGCGCGCAGGACCGCCGGGTCAGTAGTCGCCTTGGAGCTTGGCGACGGCGGCGGCGACTTGTGTTTCATCGACCACCACCGTTTTCTGTTCTATCGGGCCGCCGCCGGCGCCCGTGTGCTCCCGTCTGTTCGTGAATGCGCCGCCGGCCTCCTTGGCGGCCTGCTCAAGGACTGCCGCGGCGCCGACGACGTTTCCCCGGCTGACATGCCGTTCGTAGATCTTGCCCAACGCACGCAGCCGGAAGGCCTGGTCGGCGATCGGGATCTCGGCGACTTCCTCCCGGAAGCGCTTGCGCGTGGCGTCGAACAGTTCCGCCCACTTCTTGGCCAGCTTCTGGCCGGCCACCTTGGTTGGGTCGTACTGCGCCACCTGCACGCGGGGCACGTCTAGGCCGAACTCTTCCCTGACAGCCTCCGCGACCTGGCTGGGCGTATCCCAGCAGGCCAAGGCCTGGACGATGAAGCGCTTATGCCCGTCGTTGAGCTTTGCCATACGGTTCGCCTGTGCGGCCAAATTGCGAAATTTCGAAAGATCTCAAGTCGCCGGGCCGGTCAAGCCACCTTAAGGCAGCAACCGCACGCTCGCGCAATGTCCAGCCGTGGCACGGCCGGCACCACGCCAGCCGCCGCAACCATGCGCTGCACGTCCACCGATGGCCCGTACCGCGCCACCACGCCCACGAATTCCTCGACGTCATGCCCGACAATCCGCAGCTTCGGGCGGCCCAGCTTGTCGAACGCAGGCGCGCCGTACGGGTCGGTGCTGTGCCCAATGTGGTACAGCTCGTGCTCCACCAGCGCGCAGAAGTCCGAGTCGCTGCAGGTGTCGCAGTAGTCCGCCGAAAGCGTGATTAGAAAGGCCGGCACCCGGCCGAACCACTCCACCATCTGCTGTTCTTGACGTGCTTTCTGCCAGCCGCCCGCGCGGAACATAACCTGCTCGGCCTGGCCCAGCACCGTACGGCCAGCCTTCTGGAAGCCTGCCGACGCCCACGCGAACGCAAGATCAGCGTCGGCCAGGTGCGCGTGGTCTGGGTTGTGGATTGACCCACTACCCGCCACGATTGAGCCCAGCGCCCAGGCGAGAATCTCGGGCGCCGGCCGTAGCTGCTGCACGCCGGACTGGCGTGTGCACTCCAGCCATTCGGCTGGCGGCCGCGGCCGTCCCTCGCCCTCGGCGCGTTTGGGCAACCTGGCCATGATCACACCTTGATGTTTGCCAACTTGGCAGCGCTGAAAGCTGGCTCCCAGGTGGCCAAACCCTCATCCTGAGCCTGGCCGGCGCTCGTCCCGCCGCGCGCCAGCTGCGCCAGCACCTGCGAGAACAAGCGCAGCCCAATTGGAGCCAGCTCCCGGCGCCATAGGTCCGCGGCGGTGTCGCCCGGACGAATATGGCACCAGGCCTGCGCCAGAATCGGCCCAGTGTCAGCGCCGTCGTCCATTCGATATACAGTCCCGCCGGTGACCGGCTCGCGCATGTGCACCGCCCATCGGACCGCGTCGCGCCCGCGGTGCCGCGGCAGCAGCGAGGGGTGGTAGCCCAACGCGCCATGCTTTGCCCGTGCCCGCGCGCCTGCTTCGATGAAGCAATGGGCATGCGCCGCCAGCAGCACGTCGCAGCCCTCCGGGACATCCGCCGCGCTCAGCCGGCCTCTCGTAGCGCACGCCGGCACGCCGTGCTGCTGTGCTGCAGCGTACAGCCGGTCGTAATCATTGCCTTCCGCCGGCGGAGTGGCCACGGCCACCACCTGGTGGCCTTCGGCAAGGCTCTGGCGCAACAGCGCCGCGCCCAGCCACTTCTGGCCGATGATCATGATGCGCATGTCGGCTCCCCCATGTAGCGGAAGCCCTGCACGGCGCGAAAGTGCCCGCCGTAGCCGCTGCCGGCCGTCTGCTTGCCCTTCCGGCTTGCGCTAAGGCGCATCGACGCCAAGCCGCGCGCCTTGTTATCGCCGTGAAGCGAACCCGACACTTGCGTCCAATGGCGATCGCGGCGAAGCGCAGCCGCCAAGCCCGGGTGGCTTGTATGAAACAGCGATCGGAGCGGCAAGCCATAGCGGTTGTCGCCGGCCAGCCAGGCCGCGCAGACGCCATTCAGAAAGCGCATGCCCACTCCAGCGCCCTGCCACTCAGGCATTACAACCAGACGGCAGGCCCGCGCCTCGATCAGCCCTGGCCTGGTGCTGACGGCCAGGTGCGCCACTGGCTCCCCGCCGATCCAAGCGACATAGTTGCTGGCAGCAATCATTTTGGGCAGCTTCAAATAGTGATGCGGCTCAAAATGCGACCACCAGCGCCAATCGGTTTGCTCGATTTCCAGGTCCAGGCGCGGCCGGCGTCGAACCGACCCCCGATCAAACGTGCCCGTAGCGGTATCGAAGACCCAATCAGGCTGGAGCCAGTCCAGCACGTCATAGTGGCAAGACAGCAGCACCACCTGGCCGCCCGTACGGCGCCACGCCTTCGCAAACGCACCGGCGCCGACTTTTGCGATCTGGCGGTCCACGACGGAGCTGAACTCATCCACAACAGCCATTGCGGGCGCCTCGACCACCAAGCGGGCCAGATTGGCCCGAAACTGCTCGCCGTTGGACAGCACGCCATACGGCCGCAGCCATGACGGCACGCTGCCCAAGCCCACCGCGGACAAAGCGGCTGTCACGTCATCGAATGCGCCGGCCGGCGCGATCGCGTCAACGATTGGACGGTCCGCCGGCCAAGTCGGCGAGTAAAGCGGCGAGATCGCCCGGCCGATGCTCGTTTTGCCCGAGCCAGACGGCCCAACCACCACGCCGATACGCCACTCGGCGTCATCGATCGGCAGGTCCACGTCCATGTCGAACGCGGCGCCAGAATCGACGTTAAAAAGTGATTTCACCCGCGCCGCGCGGTAGCTCTCAGCGTCGGCGCAACGGTGCTGAATGGACACTTTCATACGGCTACCACCTTCAGGCGGTAGCCCTTCTCGCGCAGATCGTTGAACACGCGCTGCTGGTGACCTTCGTCATCGCACAGCACGATCACGCCGAAACGCTGCTTGTACTTGAAACCGTTGACGCCGGGCTGCTTGCGCGCCGGCGCGGCGGTGTTATGGCCGTTGGCCTCCATGCCTGCTTACCTCTGGGCTGGATGCTCGGCGGCATGCTTGATTGTGGCTCTCGGCGCTCGGGGCACTCTCGGCCATCGAAAACGCGTTCACGGTCTTGCACCGGGAACATTTGATGTTGAGCCGGACGTATCCGGTGGTTTCGGCGAGCTTGCGCCCGCAGCTGGTGCAGCGTAGTTCTTCCATGAGTGACTTTGCAGGTGTGTTACCTTAGCCCCCGCCTGTACAGGTGGGACGGCCTCGGGTCGCTCACGGGCTTGATCCGTGGGTCGGCTGTCGGCTGTAGGGTGGCCGCCCTGCAGTCGTCGCCGTCTCTTGCCCCCGTGCTGTGCGCAGAAATGCAAAACGCCCCGGTTTTTGGCCGGGGCGTTTCTTCAAGGCGTACTTGCTACGAGTCTGGGCGGATTTTGCTCATCTTGTCCCACATTGTCAAGCGCTGTCGGCCTCACGTCCCCCTCCAAGTCCACGACAATCTCGGCGTCTCGCATGCGTATATCGAGTCGTTTTAAGGCCGCGCGCCGCGCGCCCTCAATCAGCACGCGATAGGCCGTAGCCAGCCGCCCAATGTTCGATTTGGGCACATCGAACAGGTCAGACAGGTCACGGATTCGCGGCCGCCCGCGCAGGATGTTGGTCACCAACAAGTCCACCAGTTGGCGCTCTCGGCTTTCGATGGCCGCCTCTGGGTTCAGCCACAAGGAAACTTGGCGCGCGCTGGCCGCGCCCTCTTCGCCTGTGCCGTACTGCGCATGCAGGATGTGAAACCCAATGCCCGTGCCCAGCGTGCGCTCCATCACCTTTACGGTGAACACCGCCTGCGCATGCCAGTCGTGCGGGGTCAGGCCCGACAGTGCCTTGCGCTCGTACTCGACGTCGAAACGCTCCTGCAATGCCTCGCAGATCAGCTGCGTCGGGTTCTTCGGCTCGATCGGATAGGCGAGCATCAGATAGGCCACCGCGATCGCATGTTCGGGGCATGAGAACGTTCCGGCTTCACGGCGCATTTTTCTTCACTCCCTGGGCGGGTTCCATGTCCAGCACGGTCAGCACCACGGCCACGCCCGGCACCAAGCCGTAGACCTTGCGCTTGCTGGCCTGGACCACTTGGGCGTCATCGCGGTACGCGACCCCGTTGCAACCGTCCTTGATGGCCTTCTCGACGTTGTCGGCGTCCGGCTTGACCGTGGGCGCGATCTCGCCAGCGGCCGCACGGCGCTGCCGCACGCCGGACCAGGACTGCGGGATGGGCAGGACAATGTCCAGGTCCATCCGTATAGGCCCGGTATAGGCTTCACGCCCCGCCATGGCCTGGGCCGCGACCAGCTTGACCAGGCTTTCATAGGCCACTGTCGCCTCTGGCGTGTAGTGGCGCGTGAAAACACGGGCGGCCCCTGTCTTGGCGTCGCGACCTATACGCGAGCTGGATTTCGCGCGGCCTTTTCCTTGCGGTACGCCGGGCACGGTGAAAGCGATTTGTTGCGGCATCATGCTCCCTCGCTGCGCACGTCGCGCAGCCATTCGATGCGCGCGGCCGTCTTGGCCGCGGGCGCTGGTTTGTGGTCCCGGCATTCGCGCGGGTATTGCGGGCTGACGAAGGTGCCCGGGCGGTCGGTCATGGCGGCACAGCGGCCCAGCCCGAGCTGGGCGAACTTCGGGGCCTCGCGCAGCGTGAACAGCACGCAGCTAACGCACTCGACGGTGCCGGTCATAGATGGACCCCTAGGTCCGCACGGGCGCGGGCTTTGTCGTCCTCGGTAAGGCCCGCGGCAGTAATCACCCGGGCCTTGAACGAGGGGAACGGTTCGCTCTGCTCCTGCACGATGCCCAGCTCGGCGCCCTTCGCTTCAAGACCTGAGGCCGTGGTCAACCAGGCCAACGGGTCGGATTTCGAAACGACGGGGCGCGTGCCGTTGACGGCGCTTTTCACCTGCGGCGGGTTCAGCACCTTGGCGACGAAGATGTCCAGGAAACCCGGGGTGATGGGTCCTTGGTCGCCTGTCGCCTCGCGGTCCAGCACGGCCAGGTCATAGGCTTCGACCAGTTGCAGGCCGGTGACGCCGGCTTTGATCCACGCAGCGATTCGCGGATCATTGCCCTGCGTACCGCGGGGCTGCTTCCCCCGGGCCTGCTCCTTGCGACGCAGCCAGACAGCAACCGCCAGGGCGAGTTCTTCCGCCGTTTTTCCGCCGTCAAGCGGCGGCGGCGCTGGGCCGTCGTCGTGCGCGGTTGCGTGCGCGTGAGACGCCGCCGCTGCTTCTTCTTTTTTATATGTCCCTGTCCCTGTCCCTGTCTTAGCCGTGACACCCGCGTGACTTTCTCCGTGACTTCCTATTGGTGTCACAGTGACACCTTTGTGACCCGCCGTGACGGTTAGAGTGAGCCCGCGTGACGCCGCCACCTCGCGCAGATGTGACGTCGTCGTGCCCTTCGCGGGCAAAATCACCCCGATTTCACGCAGCGCCGCAAACAACAGTTTTCGGTCTTCCCGCTCTTCGCGCTTGCGGTCGTTGTCGCCTTCCTTCGCCGCCTGGTGCTCCTCTCGCTTCGCCATGGCCTTGATCGCCTCGGCGGCTATCACCGGGTGGTAAAGGCGGCCGTCGGCGCATTTCACGAAGCCACGCAGGGCCATGTCCTTTACCTTGCGCCATGCGGGCAACTCCTTGCCGGCGAGGTGGGCAAGGATTCTGTCATCGTCGGGTAGCGACGCCGCGGGCTCCTGGTTCCAGCTCTTGCACCACAGCCGCAAGGCGGTCTTGAACTCCTCGCCGGTGGAGAGCGCCATCATGTCGCTGTCCAGCAGCCGCTCGGTATGTAGCGGCATGAAAGGCAGACCGCGCAGGTTGCAATCTTGGGGGGTCAAGGGCGCGGGCAGCTGTTGAAGATCCATCATGCCGCGTTCCTTTGCTCGAGCCGCGCGTAGGCGTCCCACATTCGCAGGCTGGCCAAGCGTGCGATATCCACCGCTGCCGCCGGGCTGATGATTTTCGCGTCGCGGTTGGGGGTGGCCGCACGTCGAACGCGGGCCTTCACCTGCCCGCCTTCATTCGTCAGCAACAGCACGCCAGAAGCAGGGGAGCCAAGGCAATCCAGCAATTCGTCCTTCCATATCTCAGCAGGCAGCGCGTAGTAGTGCTTCCAGACTTGGCGGGGCCACTCTCTCAGTTCGAAATGCTGCGCGTACATGCGGCGGCGGCTCTGGAGCCGGCCGCCCTGGTCCAGCTTCTCAACTGTGCGAGGGTTGCCCACATACTGGCGATGCCACCACTTGTCCTTCTTGGCGTCGCCCTTCAGGTCGGCGCGGCTGATTTTGATCTCGACGTCGATGATCCGCAGGTTCTCCGTCACCACCAGCAGGTCGCATTCGTGGCCAGTCCAATTGCAGTTCGGCACGACAACGAGATACTTCCGGTTAAACGTCTGCCGCGCCAGCGCGCGGGCGATAGCAGTCTCGGACCAGGTCATACGCCCTCCCCGCCGCGCACGGCCAGTGCCGTCGCGATAGGCCGCACCCAGATAGGCGACGCCGATAGTTGGAACGATTCGCCCGTGCGCGCCAGAAGTATGGCCTGGCCGATGACCTCGCCCATGGCCTTCGCCGCCTTTCGCGGCACCGCGTTGCCGATGCGCTCACGGTGCGCGCTATCCGCGGTGCCATCCATCTGGAAAACCTCGCCGCGCTCTTCTGCCTCGGCGTAGTCGTCGGGGTCGTACAGGCTCTGCAGGGCGGCCAGCTCCAGCGTGGTGAAGGGCCGATGCCAGGTGCCATCGAGCGAGAGGATGCGGCAGGCCAGCTTATCGTCGGCCGCCGGCAGCGGCCGCGGATCGGCAACGGACCAGGCGCCGTTATCGTGGCAAGCGGACGCCGACACGGCGCCGATGTTCCGGTCCCAGGCGGCCACACCGTAGTGCCCCGCCGTGAGGTAGTGGTCACCACGCTCGCGAGCCAAGCCGGGTCGCGGATCTGCAACGGCGAAGGCGCCCTGCCCGGTCGTGCTGCCCGATATGACGGTTCGGCTGGCGCCGTCCCATTCCGTCACGGCGTACTTGCTATGCCCGCCGCCGCCGCGCGGGTCCGCGACGCACAGGCCACCGCTGCCGAAGCGCGCGCCGGTCACGGTCTTGGCGGCGTCGTGGAAGGCGGTGATGGCCAGCTTGTTGCCGTGGGCAGCGTCTGGCCACCCAGGGCGTGGATCAGCCACACACTGGCCGGTGCCGTGCGCACTGGTTACGGCGCGCCCCACCGCGTCGAACGGCACAATCCGAAATTCGTTGCTGTGCTTGGCCGGTCCGGCATGGCGAGGATCAGCAACGCTGAAAACGCCCTGTCCCGGGGACTTCACGCCAATGACTGCTCCGGCGGTGTCTTCCATCCGCATGACGCCGAACTGGCTGTATTGCGCGGCGCCGGTCGCTGCGCGCGGGTCCGCGACTGAGAACGCGCCATTGAGCGGATAGCTCCGCCCGCCAATGACGCCCGCGATGTCGCCCATGCCGTGCACACCCAGCGCGCCACGATGCATTTCCGGCACGATCAGGTAGTCACGCAGGCATCCATCCTCAATCGCCAACCTGTTCAAACTGCGCCAATCGCTGCCAGCCTCTACGAAGGCCAACCGCACCCAGGTCTTCCAGCTCAGGTTCGGGATGCGGTGCATGGGGCCGGCGCGCAGGTCGCCCGGCAGGTGCATGCGGCCCAGGATCTCGCCAACGGCGCGCAGCGGGCGCTTGGGCGGCTCGTAGATGAAAGCCGGCACCTTGTCAGCGTGCCGCGCGATCAGCAGGAAGCGCTTCCGGCTCTGCGCAAGGCCGCCCAGCTCGCCGCAATCGTGAGCGGTTTCGCGCACGATATAGCCATAGTGGCGCAGCAGCTGGATGATCTGGTCCAGGAAGTGGCGCCCGCGCGTAGCGATGCGCGGCACGTTCTCGAACAGGATGACCTCGACCGGGTCATCCTTCCACGCCTCCAGCATCAGCCAGACGCCACGCAGCGTAAGCGCGTTGAGCGCCTGATACTTGGCGGTCAGGCTTAGGCTCTGCGACAGCAGGCCGGAAAAGCCTTTGCAGGGTGCGGACAGGAACACGATATTCGGGCGGCGACCGCCAGCTGCTGCGCGCACATCCTCGGGCAGCGCTTCGACCCAAGCGGCAGGCGGCTCATGCCCATGAAACGCGACGTACTGGTCGCGGCTGAACAGATCGCGCACCGTGCAGCGCACACCCGTGAAGCGGTAAAAATCTTCGGCACCCGCGGGATCTACGTCCATCCCGCCCACGCAAACCATGCGGCCCTGCAGCCCCGGAATGGCGGGCGCCGCATCTTGCATCCCGGCCGCCCCACTACCGGCGCCAGCGAACAGGTGAAAGTGATTGATGTCGGCCTGGATCATGACGGGTCCGCCTCTTTGGCAGGGATCTGCATGCCAGCGGCTGCCATCTGTCGCTCTACCGTCGCGCGGGCTTGGCGCAGCGCGACGATGGATTCCGAGGTTTCGCGGTGGGCCTGAATGAGTTCCTCCTTGGTCGCTTGGCCGTCGAGCAATGCCGCAAGCGCGGCGCTTGCCTCGGCCTGCTCACGCAACACGTTGGCCAACTGCCCGACGCACAAGGTTTCGGCGCCTTCGGTGGCCAGCGTGCGCACGGCCAAGTTAAGCGGGCGCAAGAGGTCATCGACGCAATGCCGGCGCCGGTCATGCGGCATGGCCGCCAGCACCGAGGGCAAAAAGTTGGCTGGCAAGAGGTTGCTGTCTTTGCTCTCGTCATCCAGCCAGCGCGATACCCGGTCGGCATTTGCCTTCATGCGGGCAAACGTGTCGCCGGTTGGCGGCTCAAACCGGATGCCCGTCACGGCCGGACCATTCAGGCCCTCATGTGCCTTGACGATGGTGTCGGCCATCGTCTCCCTGGACCAGTCGAGGGACTTGCGCCAGGCCGAGGTGTGATCACGCATAACGGCGATCAAGGATTTGTGCGATTCATGTCGCATGCGTCAAATACTCCGGGCAGTTACATTCCCACCAGACGAGCAGACCGAGGGGTGCACGATGGGAATGAAGATGGAAGACGGCGCAGCCCAGGCCACGCTGGCGCTGCTGAGAATTGCCAAAGGAATTGCCGACACGGTGTTGGGCGATGCGGACGAGGCGACCGTCCGCGCTGTGTTCGATCGGCTGTGTCTGGAAAGCGACACACGGCTCGACGTTGAACCCGTGCCCGGGGTGCCGGCAACGCGCCACTGACCCCCGCGCAGCGGCGGCCAATCGCTGCGGTGCCTAACGAATTTCCTAGGCATGGCTCACCGCAGCTGCCCGGACGAACCGCTCGGGATAGATGATCTGGGTTTCGGTCACCTCGCCGCCGAACACCTGGCACAGCTTTTCAGCCAGATCCTTGGACGGCACCTGCTTGCCGCGCTCGATGCGGCTAAGGTTGCCGGGGTCGATGCCGACCGAAGTGGCAACCTGCTGAATGGTCAGGCCGCGCTGCTCGCGCGCCATGCGCAAAGGAGTGGTCATCGAATCAGTCCATAAATTATGCGTGTGACGCATATTATTAACTTTGCGCAATATGCGCAAGGCGCTTTGCGCCACACGCAGTTCGGACACGACAATCTGGCCATGAACTTGGGTGAGAACATTCGCCGCCGACGCAAGGCGTTGGGCTGGACGATCCTGGAACTTGCGAACCGCATCGGAAGCGATGTCGGCAACGTTTCACGCCTCGAGCGAGGCAAGCAAGGCTTTAGCGACGACATGCTGGCCAAGGTCGCGGCCGCGCTGGGCTGCTCAGTGGCCGAGCTTTTTTCCGGGGAAAGCGATGATTCCAATGTACAAACGGCCGCCATCGGCAGCCGGCGCATTCCCTTGCTGAGCTATGTGCAGGCCGGCGCTCTAACGGAATGCGTAGTGCCCTACCCGAGTTCCCAACCTGACGACTGGTTGCTGACAGATCTGGACCTTTCGCGTACCGCTTTCGCCCTACGAATCAAAGGGCTCTCGATGTATAGCCCGACCAACGAAGAATCGTTCAATGAGGGCGACATCGTTGTCATAGACCCGGAAGTCGACCCGCTGCCAGGCGACTTCGTGGTCGCAAAGAACGGCGAACACGAGGCCACGTTCAAGAAGTATCGGCCCCGGGGCGTTACCGAACGCGGCGCTGTCGTGTTCGAACTTGTCCCCCTCAACCCGGATTACCCCTCGCTTCGATCAGACATATCGGCGATCCAAATCATCGGTACGATGGTTGAGCACCGCCGGTACAGAAAGCGCCGTTAACGCTCGCCCCAGACCGCGCAGTCGCCGCCAGGCGCACTCCCCCGCATAAGACACCGCCCTAACAGGCGGTTTTTTTTTGCACGCACGCAAATATGCGCTTGACGCATTTCTGAATTTGCGTATCATGCACTTCTATATATGCGTAACACGCAAATTTAGAGGTTGCCATGCAAGCCGCATACACCGCACCAACTTTCAACGCCCGCGACGATGCGAGCCGCGTTGCAGATCACGGCCACCTGGCGCGTGAAGCCGTGGTCACGATTCCAGAGATTCAGGACGACCAGGTCATCGGAATTCTGTGCGACCTGTTCGCCGGCCGTAGCCGTAGCGCGTTCGGCGAGGGCCTCGACTGGTGGGCCGAAACCCTCCAGTGCGATCTGGCTCCGGAAGCCGCGTTAGGCGTAGCACTCGTCGCCCTTAGCAAATGGCCCTTCGACCACCGCGCTGGCGCGCCTGGTGTGAAGGCCTTGCAGGAGCAGCTGCTGCAGCGCGCGCGCCTGTTGATTGAGCGCGCCGCCGGCGCCGACCGGGGGCCAGCCTGATGCTCGGCTTCTTGATCGTAGGCGTATTGGTCGTTGGCGCAGCCGTACGCGACGCAATCGTCGCACGGCGGAAGGCGCGCAAATGATCGCCGCCCTCTCCTTCTTCACAGTTGCGTACGCGATGGCTCGCGCCATTGACGCGTTCGCCGCTTATCGCCGTCGCACCGACCCCTGGAGGGCACAAGCATGACCGTTTCCGTCCTCGGCGTGGACCCGCGCAGCCGGAGCAAGACCAAGCTGCAGGCACCCGCCCCTCTCCCTCATGTCTCGCGCCGCTCCCTGGCGCGCGTGCGCGATCGCATCGAGCCGCCGGAGGCCTGCCACTGCTGTGGCGGGCCGGTAAAGCTGACCAACAACAGCGAAATCTACAACGGCCACTCCTTCGGCGACTGGCCCTTCGTGTATCGATGCACGCAATGCCAAGCCTACGTGGGGCTTCATCCAGACACGGATTTGCCGCTGGGCATCATGGCCGATCGCGCGACCGTCGCAGCACGCAAGGAAGCCAAAGCGGCCTTTCAAAGGCTGACCGCAGCGCGCTTTGGCAATGACAGGAGCGCAGCGTACGCCTGGTTAGCGCAAGCGCTGGGCATCGCCAAGTCAATCTGCCACTTCGCCATGTTCACCGAAGCCCAGGCTCACCGCGCCGGCGAAGTCTGCCGCTTCGAACTTGGGGGCCGCCGCGTATGACCGCCGCCACTCTCTGGGTCCTCCTGGCCTTCCTGCCCGCCACCCACAACCGGCCGCCGGTCATGGTCATTGAGCGGTTCACAACCCAAGCCGAATGTCTCGACGTGCTGGCGGTTTTCCCGTTCGGCACCCGCGTCGATTTCACCTGCATGCCTAGCCGGCAGATCCGCGCCGCCGCGCCCATTCTGGAGAACCACCCGCGATGAACGCCCCTACCCTTCTTGCCGCAAACGAGCTGATCCTGCACGACGCGCTGGATCACATCATGCGCACCGCCCGCGCTAGCTCAACGCAGACCCGTCGCCTGCGCTGGATAGCCAGCCGCGCCGAAGCAGCGCTGCTGGGCCGCCCCTTCGTCGTATCCGAGCATGACCAACCCAAGATGGTCAGTGAAGCGGTGCTGCAGGCGAAGAATCACCAATTGCGCCTCGCCAATGCCCGGTTGCGCACCGCACTGGCGCAGGTTGCCGGTGGCGCCACGGGTCAGGCGGACCGTGACGCCGAGCTGGCACAGCTCGCCCAGGCCGCGCTTGACGCCGAGCTGGAGACCCGCGCATGAAGCCCACCCGCAAACTGGTCCGCGCCGACGGAACGGATATCGAACTTCACGGCCCGCACGCGCTGATCGACGTTCGCCAGATGCTCGGCGCCGACGACCTTGAAATCGTCAGTCTTGGCCATCGGCAACACGCCATGCTGGTTGACCAATCGGCCGCCGCCAAAGGCCTGCGCATCAATGCCACGGCGTCGCATCTTTATGAGTCATCGCGCGGCGAGGCTCGCCCGATCCATGGCGACGTCGTCATCGTGCCAGACACCGACTACGCGAGGGAAGCATGAGCGCCCGCCGCTTGCTCGCTATCTGGAGGCGCGCACGTCGCGCCGGCACCGATCTCGATGCCGTCAGCTACCTCGCGGCCGTCATCGGCGGCGTGGTTTTCCTTGCGGCCCTGACTGGCGCGCTCGGGCCGACCTTGGACGCCGGAGTGACCCACGCGACCGCGGCACAACATCACGCCACGCGCTGATTGGAGTCATTCACATGGAACCCAAGATTTTCACCGTCCGCGCCTCCAGCTGGGGCCGCCTGTTCGACTGCGCCCACGCTTGGGAAGCCACGCACATCCTGGGCATGAAGAAGCCCTCCGGTATGCGCGCGCTGCTGGGCACGGCCGTACACGCCGGTACCGCGGCATATGACCGCGCCCGCCTGGATGGCACTGAATGCTCGCCGGACGATGCCGCCGGCGTGCTGGTGGACGAACTGCACAACCCGGCCTTTGAGGTCGACCGCGCGGCGGACAAGCTGTCTATCCGCGACGCGGAACGCATCGCTCTGACGCTGCTGGTGCGCTACTGCGCCGACGTGGCGCCGCGCTTCCACTACATCGACGTGGAGACACAGCTGGAGCCGCTCGCCATTGATTGCGGCAACGGCCTGACCGTGCGCCTGACCGGCACGATGGACCGTGCCCGCGTGGCCGAAGCTGAAGGCGGGATCGTAATTCCGGACGTCAAGACTGGCGCGCGGATCATCGCCGAGGGCAAGGCGGTCACCCGCGGCCATGCCGCGCAGACCGGCACGTATCAGCTGATGTACGAGCACACGAAGAACGTCCGCACCGTCGGCGCCCAGATCATCGCCCTTTCCACCGGTGCCACAGCGGAAACCGCAGTCAGCCCGATCTTTGACGCCCGCCGCGTCATGGTCGGCGAAGAAGACCGCCCGGGCTTGCTTCAGCACGCCGCCGCAATGTTTCGCACCGGCCTCTTTCCCCCGAACCCCTCCAGCGTCCTTTGCAGCGAGAAGTACTGCGCGCGCTGGTCCACCTGCCTTTTCCATCAGTAGGAGCCCGCATGTCCTTGCACCCCGTCAGCCGCGATGTGTTCGTCCGGCGTACCGATCCCAATGGCAAACGCCCGCCCGTCATCACCCAGCACCTTGCTTGGGACCCGGCCGAATTTATGGCCAGCCAGGTCAAGCAGTACGACACCGAGGCCAAGCCGGACGAACGCCAGACCATTTCCATTGCCACCGCCGCGGATTACCGCGCTCAACAGACCAAAGGACGTTGAACATGACGACCCAGACCGCAACCGTTCAGAGCTTGCGCGCCGCACCGGAGGCTCAGATGCCCATTGTGGCCCCAGGCTTCGGCAGCCTCCAGGGCTTCGAACTTATGCAGCGCGCAGCGCGCCTGCTGTCCAGCAGCACCCTGGTTCCGGTGGCGTATCGCCAGACCATTGAGAAACTGGACCGCTTCGGCAACGTCAAGGAAAGCCGCGAGAACCCCAACGCGCTGGCCAACTCCGTTGTCGCGTTGAACATGGCGCAACGCATGGGCGCCGACCCGTTGATGGTGATGCAGAACCTGTACATCGTCGAAGGCCGCCCGTCCTGGTCTTCGCAGTGGATCATCGCGGCCATCAATGGCTGCGGCCGGTTCTCGCCTTTGCGCTTTCGCATCGAGAGCCGCGGCGAACGCGAGATCGAATTCAAGTCGACCTATTGGGAAAACAACCAGCGGCACACCAAGGTCGAGAAGGTCAAGATCAACGACAAGGTGTGCGTGGCCTGGGCTATCGAGAAGGAAACGGGCGAGGTGATCGAGTCGCCCGCCGTGTCTATCGAAATGGCCGTGCTGGAAGGCTGGTACACGAAGAATGGCAGCAAGTGGCAGACCATGGACGAGGTCATGCTGCGCTACCGCACCGCCAGCTTCTTCGGCAAGCTGTACGCGCCCGAGCTGCTTATGGGCCTGCAGACGGTCGAAGAAGCGCAGGACATCATCGAGGCTACCACCGGCCCGGACGGCACGATCAGCGTGAACGTGGACGAGCTACGCGCCGGCGCTGCGCAGACCCAGCGTCAGCCGGCGGCCGCTGACATCACCGACGTCGAGGCCCGCGACACGCGGGGCGCCAGAGGCGCCTCCCAGCCGCAGGTCCAAGCCGACGTCGTCACCCCGGCGCAGGGCGCGGCAGCGGGCACCCCTGCGGAATCCGATCCGGCCGGCCACGTCCGCCAGGGAGACAACGAGCCGGCAGACAGCCCCCAGGTCGCCGACGTTCCGGAGGTTGACCCGGCCAAGGTCGAAGAGCGGCTACGCGCCGCAAAGGACATCGAGGTCCTGGACGTCGCGGCGGACTTCATCCGCGACGTTGCCGACGAAGGCGAACGCGAGCGCCTGACGCAGCTCTACCAACAGCTGCGCCTGTCCCTGACCAATGCTCAGCAGCGTGCCCCGCGCCGCCGCGTGGCCGCGCCGGAATAAGAGGCCGTCATGTTCAAGAACGCCAAAATCTACCGGATCACGTCCGCCTCGCCCTTCTGGAATTTGGAACGTCTGAATGAAGCGCTGGAGGCGCATGCATACGTGCCCGCCGGCCAGCTGCAACGGCAGTCCATCGGCTGGGTGGCGCCCCGCGAGGGCGCAGACCTGGTACACGCGGTTAGCGGCAAACTGTTGCTGACGCTGCGCATCGAAGCCAAGCTACTGCCGGGCAAGGCAATCGCCCAAGCCACGACCGCACGCGCCCTGGAAATCGAACAGCAGCAAGGCTACAAGCCCGGCAAGAAGCAACTAAAAGAGATCCGCGACGCGATCATTGACGAGAAGCTGCCCACGGCCCTGACGCAATATGACGATATCCGCCTCTGGATAGATCCGATCGAGCGCTGGCTGATCATCGATACCAGCACGCCCACGAAAGCGGACACCGTCATCGGCCTGCTGGCTAAGTGCGTCGACCCGTTCCCGATCGAAAACCTGTACGTGGCGCAATCGCCGGCGTCCGCGATGACCGGCTGGCTGGCCAGTGACGAGGCCCCCGACAACTTCACCATCGACCAGGACGCCGAACTGCGCGCCTCGGGCGCCAGCGCTGCGGTCGTGCGCTACGTCCATCACTCGATCGACGCCGACGAAGTGCGCCGCCATATCCAAGGCGGCAAGCAGTGCACGCGCTTGGCCATGACCTGGAACGATCGAATCTCCTTCGAGCTGACCGAGGATCTGGACATCCGCAAGATTCGCCCGCTGGACTTGCTGAAGGAGAACCACCCCGCCGCAGACACGGACGCCGAGGTATTCGATGCGGAGTTCCTGCTAATGGCTGGCGAGATCGTCAAGCTGCTCGCCGAACTGGTCTACGCCCTCGGCGGCGAAAAGCAGATCCAGGACTCTGCCGCGACGGCGGCGCCAGGCCAACTTGCGCTCGAAGGTGACGACGGTGACGCCGACGGCGCCGTCGACCCGCTCTACATGGAGGCCGTCATGGTTGTCCGCAAGCACCGCCGCGCCTCTGTTTCCCTTGTTCAACGCCATCTGCGCATCGGCTACAACCGCGCCGCCCGTCTCCTTGAATCCATGGAAACGGCCGGCCTGGTGTCCGCCATGACGCACAGCGGCAGCCGTGAGCTGCGCGCATAAGGAGCCACCATGCGAATCAATCGAATCACCACCGAGAACTTCCAGGGCGCGCGCGCCGTGGACCTGGACCTGCGCACGCCGGCCACCCTGATCGCCGGCCTGAACGGCGCCGGCAAGTCCAGCATTGCCGAGGCCGTGCGCCTGGCGCTGCTGGGCACGCCCGAGCGCGTGGGCCTGAAGAAGGAGTACGGCGCCCTGGTCAGCGATGGCGCGAAGCTGGGCGCCGTCACGCTGGACCTGGACGAAGGCTCCGTCGGTGTCAGCCTGCCCAAAGGCGCGCAATCCGGCGAAGACCTGGTGCCCCAGTCGCCCGCACTGCCGTTTGTCCTGGCACCGGAGCGCTTCGCCGCGGCCAAGCCGGACGAGCGCCGCAGCCTGCTGTTCGCGCTGACCGGGACCAACGTCAAGGCCGACGAGATCGAGCGCCGCCTGTTGGCGCGCGGCTGCGCTGCCCCGCTCGTCACCCAGATCAAGCCCATCCTGCGCACCGGCTTTGCCGGCGGGGCGGAATTTGCCAAGGGGCAGGCGACTGAGGCCAAGGGCGCCTGGAAGACCGCCACAGGCGAACAGTGGGGCAGCCAGAAGGCCGAGGGCTGGCAGGCCGAAATCCCACCGTTCGACCAGACCGCACTGGACAAGGCGCGCACCGACCTGACCGCGCTGGACAGCCGTATCGACGCGACCGCGCAGTCCTTGGGCGCCCTGGAGCAAAAGGCCACCGCCTATGCGGCTGCCCGCGACCAGTTGGCGGCACGTCAGGCCAAGGCCGCCCGGTTGCCGGCGCTGCGCCAGAAACTGGAATTTGACCAGGAAGAGCACGGCAAGCTTGCCGCGCGCGTAGACGCGCTGCAGGCGAAGGCGGGAACTGGGCCGCGCGAGGGACTGGTTCACGACCTGGCGCGCTGCCTTTCGCAGCTCTGGGCATCTGAGGCGTCCAAAAACGTAGCCTTCGGCATTGGCCTGGATATCAAAGAGGTGCTGGCGACCTATGAGCGGCAGTACGGCAAGGTCGGCGCAGCCGGCGATATCGAGGCGGCCGCCGCGCTGCCCAAAGCTATCGAAGCCCGCGACCTGATGGCGCGCAGCGTCGAAAACGACCGGCGAGACATCGCCGCAGCCGAAGCGGCGGCTGAGCAGCTGCAGGCCGGCACCGCGCCCGAGGCAGTCCAGCCCGCCGACGTGGAAGCCGCGCGCGCCAAGGTCACAGCGCTCCGCGCCGAACGCAAGGCGATCGACGAGCGCGTGCAGCAGCTGCTCAACGCCAAGCGCGCGGCTACCAGCGCCACGGAGCGCACCGCGAACGCCGCGCAGTACCACCAGGATGTACTGGCCTGGTCCGCGATCGGCGATGCGCTGTCGCCCGACGGCATCCCGGGCGAGATTCTGGCCGAGGCCCTGCAGCCGGTGAACGACAAGCTGGCCGACTTGGCTGACTTGGCCGGTTGGCGCGTGCCCGCCATCGGCGCCGACATGGTCATCACCTTCGCCGGCCGCCCCTATCGGCTGCTTTCCGAGTCCGAGCGCTGGCGCGTGGACGCGCTCGTCGGCGCCGCCCTGGCCGAAATCTCCGGTCTTCGCTGCCTGATCCTGGACCGCTTCGACTGCCTCGACCTGCCTGGCCGCGGCGACGCGCTCGGCCTGGTCGACGCGCTGGCCACCGATGGCCGCCTCGACACCATTCTGGTGCTGGGCACGCTGAAATCGCTGCCGGCCGCGCCCACCGACGCCTTCACCACCTTCTGGATTGAAAACGGCACGGCCGAGCAGCCCAAGCTGCGCGCGGCCGCCTAAACCGAGGAACACGACATGCAAAACCTGGGATTTTTCTACGACACCGAAACGTCCGGCCTGCCCAAGTTCGGGCTACCGTCCGAGCACCCGGAGCAGCCCCACATTGTGCAATTGGCTGCTGCCCTGGTAGACCTGGACTCGCGCGAGATCGTGGCCGGCCTGGATGTTATCGTCCGGCCGGACGGCTGGGTCATCCCCGACGAAGTCGCCGCCGTGCACGGGATAACGACCGAGCATGCAACCGCCGCGGGCGTGCCCGAATCGTTGGCGCTGTCCCTGTTCCTGGAACTGTGGGGCCGCCGTAAGCGAATCGCCCATAACGAGCAGTTCGACGCCCGTATCATCCGCATTGCCCAGCACCGCGCCGGCGAGCTGGAGGCCGATCTGGACGCCTGGAAGAACGGCACCGCCGAATGCACCGCGCGGCTGGCCACGCCTATCGTCAAGGCCCCTCCAACCGCGAAGATGCTTGCGGCCGGGCGCACCCATTACAAAACCGCCAACCTGGGCGAGGCTGTCCAGTTCTTCACCGGCAAACCCTTGGAAAAGGCGCACAGCGCCATGGCCGACGTGCTGGGCTGCATCGCCGTGTACTTCGCTATTCAGGATCACCAACGGGAGGCGGCATGACTGCGCTGCGCCACCACTCCCTCGAAATGCAGATCGCGCGCCGGCAGGCGGCGGAACAGTTGCGCAAGGTCGGCACTCCTGTAAAGGCGTCCGCCACGATCTTGCAGATGGCCGCCTTAATTGCCGAGCGCACGGGCTGGCCGGCGCCGGCAGCCGACCCGGCGGATCTGCTGGCTTTCCTCGTCCGATTCTTGGACTTGGCGCGAGCTGGCGTCACGCCGCCGCCATACAGGCCCGTCGTCAAGCGTCCAATGCGTTACGACTTGGCCATGCGCGAAGCGCTGGCGCGGGCCTCTGCGGTTCAGCCGCGCCTTGTCACCGCGACCAGCAATGTCGTCACCTGGAGGGAATTGGCAGCATGAGCTTCCACACCACCATCGCGCGCCTGCGTGAGGCATCCAGCTCGCGCGTACGCGGGGAAGCGCCGGACACCTGCCGCGTCCAGCGCGAGGATCTTCGAATCGCCCTCAACATTATCGACAGGCTCGATGCTGATGTGCGTCGAGCCGATCGGGAAACCAGTGCAGCCGGAGCTCGCCCGGCGCCAGATGTCGGCTGGGGCACGTGGCGGGGGTTGACGGCAGCCGCACCACCACCGCTGCCGGTGCGCAATCGCGTCGAGATTACGGTGCCGTTCATTTCTTCAATTGGGATGCGAGGGGAGGTTCGCTTGGCCTACGCAGGCGGCCGCGAACGCAAGGCGCACCTGTCCGTCGACGTTGGCCACCCAGTTGAAGGGGGCAAGGCGGGCGCACCTTTGACCGTCGACGGGATGCGGGTGCTGGTCGACGGTCTGATGGACTGCATCTACGCGGTCGAGCGCGACGGGCGCATCGCCGGGAGCGAAGATTAATGGAAGAAAGCACGTTTCTATCACCCGATGAGGTCGCCGCCATGTCGGATATTCGGACGGGCTGCACAATCAAAGGCCGAAAGTTCACCAGGGAACAGCTACAGATTGAATGGCTGCGCACCACCGGAATTCCCTTCGTCGTGAGCGCGCGCGGGCGGCCTGTAATCCTGCGCGCCAATATCATCGGCTCCCGGCAGGCGATCGCGGCTCAACAAACCGCGCCGGCTTGGCAGCCCCGAGTAATTCGCAACACATAAAGCCATGGGCCGTAAGCCACATAAGAACCTCAACCTGCCGCCGCGAATGCGTGCGCGCCGTCAGAAGAGCGGCCGCACCTTCTACTACTACGATGCCGGCGGCAAGCCGCGGAAAGAAATCCCGCTTGGTCCGGATATGGTCGAGGCCGTTCGAAAGTGGGCAGATCTCGAGCGTGCCGCTGCGCCCGCCGGGACCCCGCGCGCCACCTTCCGGTATGCCGCCCAGGAATATGTGCGCGAGGTCGTGCCCACCAAGGCCCCGCGGACACAGGTGGACAACCTGAAAGAATTGGCAGTCCTCTACGAGTACTTCGACAGCCCGCCGGCGCCGCTGGACCAGATTCGGCCCCAACACATCAAGCTGTATTTCCGATGGCGCGCCGACAAGGCCCGCGCCTGGTATATCAAGATGGAACGGGAGGTGCCGCCCAACCCGGGGCACGTACGCGCCAATCGGGAGATCGCACTTTTCTCCCACATATTCAACTATGCGCGCGAGAACGGAATCACGGATGCGCCCAACCCTTGCGCCGGCGTGAAAAAGAACCGGGAGGACGGGCGCGACGTCTACGTCGAAGACGATATGTTCCAGTCTGTCTACGCCAAGGCCGATCAACCAACCCGGGACGCTATGGATCTTATTTACCTGTCTGGCCAGCGCCCTGCAGACGTCCTGAAGTTCGACGAACGCGACATCCGCGATGAGCTGCTCAACGTTGGCCAAAACAAGACCGGGAAGAAACTGCGCATTGCCGTGACGGGCGAGCTGGCCAAGGTCATCGCCCGGATTCGAGCCCGCAAGGCTGGATACAAGGTTTCGTCCACCGCCCTGGTGGTGAACGAGGGCGGCCAACGTCTCACCTATGATGCGCTGAGGCAGCGCTTTCACAAGGCCCGGGCGGCCGCCGGCCTGGACCCCGACGCGTTTCAATTCCGCGACCTTCGAGCCAAGGCCGGCACGGACACAACCGAGTCCGGCGACATCCGCCAAGCCCAGCGGCAGCTCGGCCATAGCTCGATCCAGATGACCGAACACTATGTCCGGGCGAGGCGAGGCGACAAGGTAGAACCCACACGCTAGACCGCTCCGCAACCAGAAGCGGGCCAAGCATTGGAGCGGCCTTCAGGTTGGCCATTTGGCCGGATTTGCGGAGCAAAAATCAATCCAATGCGTTGATTTAAAAAGAATTTATCGAGGAATCATAATCCGCAGGTCCCCTGTTCGAATCAGGGATGCGCCACCAAGAATACCAAGGCCCGCACACTGTTGCGGGCCTTTTGCATTGCTCCGCAATTATCCTTCCGCTCCGCAAAATGGCTCATAAACTGGATGCATAAACAGCGCTCAGATATGTCCAACTTCTAGCCCATGCCCCCCACAGCTCGGCGGGTGCTGGGCCTATACCCACGGTGCACCAACCGACCAAGGGCGCAGGCCGTATTGCCATTAAAATGGCGACCTTAAAGCTGCTAGATTAAGAGACGGCCTTCATGTCCATCTACGAGCACGACCCCGCGCTTCGATTCACCAGAATCATGCCGTCCTCGTCGGACATCGAACTCAATCTGCTGAAAGGCCATCTTTTAATTGAAGAAGTGCTTACAGCTGTCATTCAAGCCGGTTTGCGCCGCCCTGAGCATTTGAGCTTTAAGCGCATGCATTTCTCCGCTAAGGCCAAGTTAGCTCGAGCAGTCTTCAAAGGTCTGGACGAGCCTTGGGTTTGGAAAGCCGTCGGACTGTTGAACGACGCGCGCAATTCTCTGGCCCACGGCCTTGATTCCTATGAGACGGCAGATCTCATTCGAAAATTTGAGGCATACGTCAGGTCCCAGGAGAAATCGCAGGGAATGACTGGCTTTGATGAAGGCGCTGAGATGATAGAGCACATACGCTGGGCAATTTTTGCCATCTTCTCGCGCCTCATCGTCTATGGTGACGTGCGCGAACCTCGTGCAAATGCTCTCGCAGAAGCGCTTAGGAATTGGCCGCCGAATTCCGAAGCAGCGGGGCCTGAGCCGTCAGGTTCGAGCTAAGTTATCGGGTTGCATGACCTCTATACTGGTACCACTTCCGGAGGGTTCCATGTGCAGCCACTACCAGACCTTGAAGGACGCTGAGCTGCTGCTCAAGAAATTCGGCGTGCGCGAGAAGCCGGCCGCGATCGGCAAGTACGACATGTGGCCGCGGTATCAGGGCGTGTTCGTGCGCAGGCCGGTGGAGCATGACGCGGGCGACGAGGCGGTGCCGGAGCGCGAAGCCGTTGTCGGCCGCTGGGGCCTAATCAGCGCCATGACGAAAGCCGACGGCCTGGACAAGGCCGGCAAGCTGTCGACGTTCAATGCGCGCAGCGAGACGGCGCCCAAGTCGTTCACCTTCGGAAACGCTTGGGGCCGCGCGCAGCACTGCATCATCCCGGCGGACGCGATCTTCGAACCCGACTGGAGATCTGGCGCCGCAGTGGCCACGCGTTTTACCAGGGTCGACGGCGCGCCGCTGGGCATCGCAGGGTTGTGGGATCGCTGGCGCGACGTCGCTGGCCAGCTCCAAGAAAGCTACACCATGCTGACCATCAACGCGGACGAAGATCCGCTGTTCCGCGACTACCACCAGGCGGGCAAGGAAAAGCGAATGGTCGTCATCCTGCCAGAGGGCGCCTACGGCGACTGGCTGACCGCGCCGGCCGAGGCTACCCGCGACTTCCTCGTCCCGTTCCCCTCCGAAAAGCTCGTGGCCACGCCGATGAAGTGACCCCGATTTAGCTGGAATATACTGTTTATTCATACAGTATATTCGACAGCAAATCATGCTCTGCACTGTCACACGCACGCACTATTTCGGCCAGAAGCGCCGCGACAACGATCCCGCCCCATCCGTCACCGGAGTGGTCCGCATGTACTCGATCATGCGGGAAGACCTAAAACGCTACATCCGCGTCATGACAATGGACGGATTGAAGACCTTTGGCGCCACGCAGAAGGGTGAGATCCCAGATTTGCTGCAGCCCGAACTTCTTACCTTCGGGTCGGATCGCGGGATGATGGTTTGCGGCTTCGAAGAGATCGATGGCAGGCGCTACTACCAGGGCTGGTGGATGCAGTGG